GTACCAACGTCCGGCGCGGCACCGATATCTACAATCTTATAATCTGTAACTGTTTTACCATCAACTGTGTCACCAAGTTTGATTGTATATGTGTAATCATCCTTGTTATTGATGTTTTTAACGGTTGATACCGGGATTTCTTCAAAAGAATTGTCATCGTACGTAATTCTTGCAATCGCTGAACGGCCAGGTGACAAGAAACGGTCAAACATTAAATCATAACGAACAGGGTCTGTTTTATGAATACCTAGAAGCCTTGCAATACAACTACCACCTGCTGAACCACGCCCACAACCTGTTGGGTAGCCGTTATCTTCTGACCATTTGATGTACTCTCGTACAACTAAGAAGTAGTCTATAAAGTCGTTTGAGTGGATAACCTCTAATTCGTTCTTAATTCGCTTCTTCCACTCTGCCTGAACCTCTTTAGGCTTATCTGCAACAATCTTATCCCAGCCTTCTTGAATTAATGCTTTAAAGTAGGATAAACTATCTTGAAAAGGTGCTGGAATATGAGGAACAGGGCGCAAACCTAATTGATATTCTAACTCAACCTGCTCAATCATATCTACAATAGACTGATTATTAATAATAGCCTGATTTAGGATTTGCTTTGGCACATCTGTAACGTTTTCTTTTACATAACCGACTAATTCCTGTGTTGATTTTAAGTAATGCTCATTGCAGAATAAAGCAGGTCTCAAACCACCACGTGTTACAGGTGTCTCTTGTAAACTGTAATTCTTAATTAATGCCATATTGATTTCAGACATTTCAAAATCTGTATCATATGCATAGAACGTAGGATTCGTTAAGACTAAAGGAGTATTTGTTCTTTCTGATAATCTTGTGACAGACTGACTAATATTTCTACGATTTCCTTTTAGCAATGTAAATTCTAAATATACATCTTTAACTTTGTTTTTAAATTCTGACAAAAACTGCTCGGTTGGTTCTTTTTCATATGTATGTACAATCGCAACAATATTGTCTGTCTGCTTAATGTCTGTGGTTGTTAAGAAAGGCTCGTCTAAATTATTCCTTGTAGATTGTGTTAGTAACTTACATAATTCATGGTAACCATTAATGTTCTTTGCTAAGAATGTAATATTGTGTTTTTCAACTGTAAGGGTTACTCCGACAATCGCTTTAATATCATTTGCCTTACACTTCGTCAAGAACTTAAAAATACCCATCATTGAGTTGGTGTCTGTTAATGATAAAGTTTTAATACCCTTTTGCTTACAAACACTAATATATTCATCAATAGTGCCATACCCGATATGAACACTATAATCACTATATACAATTAAATTGCTAAATTCCATATTTGCTCCTTTTCTCTCACTAATATTATACAACAAAGACCCGCTATTTAGACAGGTCTTGTTTGTTTGTATAGAGAATTACTCCGAATACAATTTCTATTGTGAAATAAATTACAATGTAAATGAAAGAATTTACAGACTTTGTTAAATATGTAAATAACAGTAATGACAGAACGATTAAGATACTCACTAAGACAGTAATTAATAGTCGTTTTGACTTAACATTAAACTTGTCCATCAATAACTCATTTACAAAAGCAATAGATATTGTTAAAGGTATAAAAGTTGCAAGTAATGATAACTGCAACATGCTTTCAAATTGTAATACAAGCATAGCGACTACAACTTCATAGATAAACAGCCACATCAAATAAAATACGCCGTGAAAGAAGTTTGAAAACATCATAGAGCCTGTATATACAACAAATATTCCTAAAAATACATACTGAATACCATTTGTATTAGTCTGAAATGCTGAAATTGTAAGCCCTAGCAAGGCAATCATCACAAGGATTTTAAGAAAAGAATTATTTAGAAACTTCTTTACCAGTGCTGCCAAAACCGTTTGCTCCTCTTTCTGTTTCTGATAATTCATCTACCTGTGTGAATTTTGCCAAACATGGAACAACTACAATCTGTGCCATTCGCTCTCCCGGCATTAAGAATTTAATACTATCTGAATGATTATGAATTTTCACTTTGACTTCTCCACGATAATCACTATCAATTACTCCTACAGAGTTGGCGAGTGTACAGTCAAACTTGAAACCTAGTGAACTTCTCGCAAATACTAGCCCAACATATCCTTCTGGTATTTCGACATAAAATCCTGTTGATACAACTTCTGACTTTCCTGGCACCAGCGTGATAGGCGTACCACCATTATGAAACAGGTCTAATCCTGCTGAACCTGTTGTCTGTACCTTAGGCGCCTCAAATTCGCCAATATATTTAAACTTTACTTCCATCTAATTACTCCTTTACTGTTTTGAATTTCATGTAATATATCAGTTAAGAGAACCTTTTTGGGGGTTCTCTTTTAAACTAATGTTTAATTACTTTGGTTTTAACCTTTCTTGCCTGACGAATTAACTTGTCAACACATTCGCCAACTAGAACATAAAAATCTGAACCGTAAACCTTTGCATGTAGAGTTGCTTTATTTGAGATAACTGTTCCTTCTAATTTAAAGCAATTATCTTTCTTATGCTCTACCTCAAAACGCACCTCTGTGTCATTGTTTACTACAATTGGAAATGACTCTAATGACAGTACTTTCTTTTCGACAGCCTCATACATTGCCTCTGTCACTTCTCCATCTCGATTAAAAATTACAATTCTCATAAAATTATACCTTTCCCTTTTTGTCTCTCATATCTTCTAAACCGACATAGTACGCTTCAATCTCATCTGGTGTTGGTTTTGTGTAATACACAGCCCACACAACTACAGATAATAGTAAACCCGCTATAAATGTGTAGTATGGTGATTGCGTTGGAATTAAAACTAAGAATAAGATACTTAAAATACCAACCACAATTAATGACAAGTTTACTCGTTGCTGAAACGACAGGTCATTCAACCATGCTAGTTTTGATACCTTATCTTCTTTTTGCTTTCTAACAATCATTATACCATATGCGAATGTAAATGTAATAAAACCAACGCACAAGGCGACAATACTTCTAATTGTTGTGAATATAAAATTCCACGGTAATAAAATGTCTACAATTATACTAACACCACAACCGAGTGCGATTGACATTACCAATAAAGCGAAAAACACTTTCTTGTTGCCTTTATTCACCTTTGTCTTGATGAAAGATAAATACTTAAATAAAATCTGCATACGCTCACCTACCTCTCTATACCTAAGAAGTTGTATGCATCTTCTAGGGCCTTCTTTTTCTCTGGCGATTTATATATCTTCTCTGCCTCCATTTGGGCAGCCTCTACCAACTTTGTATGTTCGTTGATATCACAGAATTTCAGGTTTGTTTCACCAGACTGACGAGTGCCAAGAATATCACCAATATCACGTGTTGCCATATCAGCCAATGCAATCTGAAAACCATTATCACTACGCACCAGAGCGTTTAATCTAGGATTATCTGCTTTACCGTCATTTACTAGATAACAGTATGATTGAAGATTGTTGCGACCAACACGTCCTCTAATCTGATGAAGAGGGCTTGCCCCAAATCTATCTGCACCTAGAATAACCATAACAGTAGCCTCTCGAATATCAATACCTACTTCTACGATAGAAGAGGCAACCAACACGTTAAAATCACCATCTCTAAACTCTTTTAGTGTCTTTTCCTGTGTCTCTCTCGATTGCTTACCAGTTACGACTTTATACTTCACATCGTTCGCATACAACAACGGTAAGTGTTTTAGTGCTTTTTCAACTTTTGCGGTAGAAATATATTGCGTATCTTCATCAACTGCAGGAGCAACAATAAACATCTTATGACCTTGTCTTAATTCATTAATGATATTTGCCCACACATCGACACATTTCCCACTCAAGAAGCCTTCACTATTTACTTTTAACAGTTCTGTCTTAATAGGTATTCTGTCCTGAGGTTTTTCTTCGATTGTGATTAAATGCACATCACCAAAGAATGATGTTGCAACTGTTCGAGGAATCGGTGTCGCTGTTTGAGAAATTAAATCAGGCACTTTACCGTCTACTCTAGCCCCTAATAAAACCTCTCTTTGTGCAACGCCGAATTTTTGTTGTTCATCAACTACTACAAGACCCAAGTTGTGGAATTTCGGTACAATCAAGACGCTTTGTGTACCTACAAGAATATCTATCTCGCCTGACTCTACCTTGTCGTAAATTGCCTGTTTTTCTTTCGCTTTTGTCTTACCTGATAAATACGCTATAACAGGCTTATGTTCTAATGGTTCCAAGAACTTCTCAAAAGTATTAAACAACTGCTGGGCTAAAATTTCTGTAGGTGCTGTCAATACGCTCTGATAGCCACAATCTACATTGTATAAGCATGCCATCTGGGCACATATAGACTTACCTGCACCAACATCGGCTGATAACAATATCTTCTCCGGTGTAGGCTTCTTCATAGCATCCATAATCTCTTGAATAGCATTACTCTGACCGTTTGTCAATTTAAATGGTAATTTACCGTATGCCTCGTTTGTATAATTTGTCTTACCTGTAGGTATCTTGCTTAGTCCGATAGCCTCTTTACTATTCACTCGTCTATCTAAGAATACAAGTTGCAGATAAAGCAACTCAATATAGGCTAACTTATCAATCGTATCAATATAGTTTGTTACATCTTTTGGAAAGTGTAAGTCATATAGTAGTTCCCATAAAGAACTATCCATGTTAATATACGAGGCTAGGTCTTTACCGTCAAATCTGGTAAATACTTCTTGTACGCATTGTGTGAGTACCTTTGATGTAATCTTATTTGAAGGACTTTGTTTATATACGGGAATAATTGGCATGCTCTGTACATCTGTTTCAGAAAAGATATTCTGACCATTTGCCTTATCTCTTGCGATTCTAACCAACTGCACGATTACTACATCACCAGGCTTATATAATCTACCCAAGTAAGCACCACCAAAGAATGTCGCTTCAAGTGTTCTTTTACTTTCTACATCCTGTAATTCAAAATACGCTTTACCATTAGAAACCATAATGTTCCCAATAATACACTTTACAAACACTGACTCACCAAATGGGCAGTGTGACCATGATTCAGTTCTTCTTCTATCGACATACTTTATAGGTCGCTTAAACAGTAATTCGGCTGCATTTGTGTAACCTAACTTATCAAAACCCTCTGATTTAATCTTGTAACCATAAGCAACGGTAGACAATTCTGACAAATCAACAGACATAATATCCCTCATCGTGTTATATGAAGTTAATGGTGTCTTGACAATATCTTCCAGTTCTTCACTCACACGAAAACTAGGTAAGTATGGATGTTTCCATGATGTCAACATTCTGTACGATTCATATAGCCTACTGAAAGGAATCCTATATGTGTCACGCATGATATTGGTTGCACCCAAAATATTTAAAACTCGAATATAAGACTCGATAGGTGGTATTTTCACGCCAACGTAGCCGTCTGCAAACTTAAACACTTCTGGTTGTGGTACTTTTTCTGCTTGCTTTTTAATCAGCAATAACTCATTATCTAAAAAGTCAACATCATTACGGAATTTCTTTACAAAATTAAACGTTGCAAAACAGTTATTACTATAAACAGGAAACACATACTGGTAAGTACCCAGCATGTGTTCATCTTTTAAACCAACAAATTCCTTTAAAATTAAGAAACTTAAAGGTCTCTGTGTTCTAATTGTAATATGTTCACCTGTAGTGTCTAATCTTACCTGTATGTTCTTTTCCATAATATATTAACCTCTCGCCACTTCTAATAGTTCTAATAAAGGCAACATCTTATCTAGCACGTTGTCTGGTAGTGTCTCAATACCCTTAGTCAAATTCTTCTTTGCCAGAATAGCACTCATATTCTCGTCATAAGTATATGATGGGTTGTAGCCCTCTACTAGTTTTGCTAAACCACTGATATCCTGCATTTCAATGACTGCAAACGCAAGGTCTGTCGTGCCTCTTAAACTAAACAACTCTTTCAATTTTAAGATGTTGTCAGAGTGTGCCTTGTCAATAGTTATTATACAACTTATTAACCCAGAACGACTATCCTCATGCACAATATTCTGAATATATGAAATTGTCTCGGCGTCATAGGTGTCTATTAAGTCATTAATCGCCAAGACCTTCTCTACTAGAGGCTTAATATCTTCCACCGGCTTGTCTTGTGCATTTCCGGACGTTTCTTCAATTTCTTCGACATCTTCTGCAACTTCCGTCTCTTCGCTCTCTAATGCCTCTTCCGGCTCGTCATAGACCTCTTTGTCTTTATGTTCATCAACTTGCTCAATATTTTTCTGCATATCTGTTGCAGAGTCGCTATTCTTTGCGGCCATCTCTAATCTTTCTCTAAGTGATAGTGCCATATTTTAATCTCCTATTACGGCCTCAACAACAGAGGCAACAATACTAATCTCTAAACTTACAATCAATGCGTTAATAAATGAAAAATGAATACCAAAATAACTGAATAATAGTTGTGTTAATAAGGTATTAATTACAAAGGAAACAAATCCTAGTGTGAGAATATTAACAGGAAGAGAAAAGAAGCGTACAAGCGGCTTTACAACCTTTACCAGGCAAGTATAGCATAGTCCTATTATCAAGTATGTTGTTAACCCTTGAATACCAAATGTGTGAAAGAAATAATCTAACCCTAAAATGGTTAATGTGATTGCAATAAACGATTTCATCTCTTCTTGAATACTCCTTTCTTATACATGATGAAGCCTGCACCAGACACGGCTCCGATGACTACAGTACCAAGTATTACAGGTAATAGTAAACCATTATTCTGAACAGAAATGGTTTTCTTTTCTTTTGGTGAGAGAACAGCCTTAATATCTTCCTCAATCGTTTCTGTGACAGGTAAGTTATTTTTGAACACATCTGCCTCGTCTTTACTTAGATTAAAAGAACCGTTATCAATACCTTTTGTTAATAGTTCTTTTACGCTTTCTTGATTATTAATGTCTACCTTTCCTATCTCATCTGTATCTGTAAAGACTGAATAATTGATTGATACAGGTTTATCTAGCAACTCTTTGCCTTCTACCATGATAATATTATAGCCTGTCTTTGTAACGAAACGGTGTGGTTTCACATATAATACTGCCGTATGGTAATCATTACTTACAGAACCTACTCTGTATTCTTGTTCAATCTCTTTATCAACTAGCCAGCCAACACCCTGTTCTGATGAAACCACGATACCTACTGTCTGATTTGTGTTGTTATAAATCTTAATATCGACTGCTCCTGTTAGATTGTCACTCTCTAATGCCCTACGCTCTACTTCAATTCTAACCCCGTCTGTTGGGATATCGACTTCCTCTGCGTTGACATTATATGACAATGTGAACAGGAACAGTATACTTATTAATAATTTCTTTACCATAATTACTACTCCTTGTGTACTTCTTATATCAAAAAAGGCTCAATGAAGAGCCTTATTCTACATGCATAACAGAAACACCGACAGTAATGAAAATTGTGTCATCAACTGAATATGTATTATCTGCACCCTTAACTAGGGATTCAATCTTTAAAATCTGGTTACCCCTGTTGCTACCGTAATTCACTCTAATTTTATCAGCAATATAACCGACTAAGATATTGAGTGTTACTGCACCAAACTCGACAACTGTACGATTGTCTCCTGTATTTGCGTCAAGCGTAATATCAATCGTATCATGATTTGTATTACGGAATTCAATCTTGTCCCCTTTGATATTTAGCCAAATCTGGTTACTGTCAGGGCTTAAACGTGTCATGGCTTGAATAGCATACTTAAACTCTTCAATATTTGCAGTAAATGAGTTTTCTGTGGCCGCTGTCTCCTTAAATACGCCATATTCTAAAGGCTTCATATTAGAGAATGAAACAAGATGTAAAATATCGTCCTCGTTATAGAAACCAAAGCGTGATTTGTTATGAATTAACTTAACCATGGCACCTGGTGTAAATGTATTAAGCAAGACACCAACCTGTGCTGGCTTTAATAACACATGGAACACTTCTCCATTAAAGTCACATGTCTTTTCTACTAGGCCGAATGTGTTGGTTGCAACGATGTTTAACTTATCACCAGTTGAGATAATGTTTAAACATGAAGCAGGGTGATTTTGTAGTACACTATCTGTTGATAAAAGTTTAGACAGTTCGCTAATAATCTTGATGAACTCAACGCCTGTTACTGTACCATACTCTTCTGTCGCAGTATCTACCTTTGCAATAGGGGCATCAATTACTGGCACCTTAAACTCTGACGAACCGACCTTGATAGTCACAATATCGTCAATTTCTAAGCGTAAAGCCTCTTCGTTTACGATAATTAGACTTGTTGCTGTCTTTAATTGGTTGCCTGAAATACATAATTCGATTGGTTCTACTGTGTCGTCTGCAACAAACGGAACCTTTCCTGCGATAACAGAAGAGGCAGAGTTATAAGATAGACCTAATGTGTTATCTGCTCCTACTGTTAAAACCAACTGGCTTGATAGGTCTTTACCTACGCCTTTCGTTACTGTCTTTGCTAAGTTTACAAACTGTGCTGTGTTTACCTTTAAAATCATTCTTTATTCTCCTTTTTTCTGTATAATTGAAAACGCATACTTCTTTGTACTATCTATGTTGAAGTCAAAAACACAATTCCTTGATGTCAAACCCTCGTCTGATGACGATAAGACTATATTAATATGAGGGTTGCTCTTACAATAATTGGAGAACGCCTCTCTGAATTGTGATACTTTTACTGAATTTGTTTCTGGCCCAACTCTGTAACAATCTAGTATCATTAATAACTGTGTCTTTTTATCAAATAGTGTGGTTTTGTTAAACTCTGCCTCTGGTCTTGCCCACATCGCTTCGATACATTGTTCCATTGTTACAATTTTCACACTCTCTGGGCTGATACCTACATTAATCAGGTGTGTTGCTAAATCAAACGCTTTTAATTTATTCTTAATAATATTATTTGAGAATACTGCAATCCTCAACGTGTTGTTTCTGCGTAATGTTTCTCGTACAAACCTGTCTGTGCTTTGATTGAATTTAATCTTTGCGTATTGTCCGTACCCTTTTAAATTTAAGAGTGCTTTCCACTGTAATAAATTATCTAAAATGTCTTGTTTACTCATCGAACCACCAATCCATTTCACCAATATCTAATTCTTTATACTCTTGCTTTCTTGTTTCTGCTATTACATCTGCAAATTCACCGTTGTTGATACGCATATTAATAACTGAAACATTCCAGTCTGTTAGTTGCATTCCTGTTTGTGCAATAACAATCATAATATCTCTAAAATATTCTTCTGACATATCACCAGAGAGTACATATTTTGTATACAACTCTCTTATTTTTCTCTTGGCAACTGCTATATTTGTGCCTTTGTCTGTGGAATGAATTATTTTTCCTACAGTATCGGCAAACTGGTAAATATTAGAACGTTTATCAGAGCATGTATCTTCTTGGAAGTCTCTTGTTTTTGCATTTTGCAACAATGCTTCATCATCTGCAAACAATGACTTTTTAACTTGCTTTTCTAACTTATGTCCCATCAGTCGAACGCTCCATCAAATACGTCAATATCTCCGTCTTCATCATCGAAGGCCTCTACATTTTCTGTCCATAATGGTTCTTCTACATCGCTACCTGATGATGCAACCTCTACAGGCACATCTTCACCACCGAACCCTGCTAGGTCTTCTTCACTAGCATTGTCTAACATCTGGTTCTTAGCCAACTCGATTGGGAATGACATAAACTTACCTGTTTGGCCACCACGGTTCTTTTCTAAAAGCACAGTCATCTTTTTCTCAATACTATCATCATGTAAGTCTCTATGTAAGATTAACGCTACATCACTATCGTTGGCGATATCACCAGCGTCTTTAATATCTGACAAGTGAGGCATAGGGTCCTCATCACCTCTACGCTCACGATTGACCTGTGCAAGAATAACGATAGGTATTCCTAATCGTCTTGCCAAAATCTTAAAAGTTCTTGACAGCGTTGCCATTTCTTCTCGTTTACTTCTTCCAGAGATGGAAATTAAACCTAGATAGTCAATGAACAAGACATCTAAACCGTCTGTCTTCTTTTTTGTATATGCCTTTGCTGTAATTTTATCGAGTGTCAGCCCCGGCTCATCATCAACAATCACATCCCAATTTGAGATATTGTCAAAAGCCGTTGCAATTTTTTCTTTAGCGAAGTCGTTGGCAGATGCTTTTGTAGGAGACAAATCACTTAGGAAAATATCATTACTGTATGCAACCATACGCTTGATAATATCTGTTTCATCAACTTCAAGCGAAATGTACATTACTTTCTTTCCTAGACTGGCTGCGTGGGCTGCCCAGTTTGTTGCCATGACAGTCTTACCAACAGATGTTCTGGCTGCAATCGTTACTAACTGCCCGCTACCGATACCGCCGTCTTTTAAATATCTATTCAACTGTGTCCATGGTGACGGGATAACCTCTGCAACAGGAGCAGTTGGGTCTAACGCTTTATCAGCAATCGTCCTGAATTTATCAGCAAAAGGTACAGTATTATTATTACTTGTAATACTTGTATTCGCATCTTCAAGCGTTGTGACCATCTGAATTAAACCATCTGACGGTTCTGTTGCACCATTTAAGATATTCTCAACGACTTTGTTCGCCTCACCAGAGATACGTTTAACAACCTCATATCGCTGGAGACGAGTAGCAACGCTCAATAGAGAAGTGTAACATGGAGAAACAATAGTATGTATATCTTCTTGAGATAGGCTCTCTCCACCCTGTCTAACAGCATCTATAATATCGTCAAGGGTTGCATGATTATTTTCTTCATTTTCTTGTGCTTTTTCTTTCAGGCATGTCCATGCTAATTCATACTTTTTATTAACAAACTGGTAGTTGTCCAGAATAGACATTACATTTACGATAACTGTCTGTTCCTTTATACCTGCTTGCAAAAGTGTTAGTTCTGCCTGCATTTGTTCTGTTCTCAATTCCATGCAATTCTCCTTGTTCTGCTTACCTTTACAGTTATTATTATACAAGAAAAAGACCACTTTGGGTAAGTGGTCGTAATTTTTTAATTAAAATTGAAACGAAGTGTTGCTTCGACAGGTGTTGCTTTTGTGTAAGTATCATAGATACCAGCGTTTCTCAATGCTGTTGTATCAACAATTTGCTTATCAAACTCTGGCACATACACAAACTTCATACCGCAAGATGAATACTCTGTAAGGTTACTATCCTTCATAGATACAACTAATCTGTTCTTAACTTCTTTTTCTGTTGCTTCTAGTTGTTCTTTCTTTTGCTTTAAATCTCTTAACTTAGCAAGAGCCTCTCTGCCTTCTGGAGAAAGTCTTCCGTCTGTAATTGTGAACACCACATCGTCAGAAGAGTAGTCTTTTAATGACCTAGCGTAATCCTCTGCTACCCTAGCAAGTCCTTTATCAAGAATATCTTGCTCTGTTTCAATATGTTCTGATACATGAGACGTCTTAAGGAAATCATCATATAGTCCATCTCGCTTTAACGCTTCTACATCTGCGTTGTTTCGCATGCCAGGTGCTATATATGTTATCTTTCCTATCTCATCTGAAAGAGATTTTATTTGCTCTGCTTCTAATGTTCTTAATAACTGTTGTTTGTAATAATTAAATGCAGAGTCAATACGTGCTTTTGTACGTCTAGTTTTTACTAATAGTTGGGATGCTCTTTCTACTCCTTCACTATTATAAACATAAGCGTTGTTGTTAATTGTGGCAAATCCAATCGCTTGGTTTTCGTTTAGTGATTGAAGTTGCTGGTTGAGATTGTCGGCAGCCATCTGGGCACCCTCAATCGTTGTGAAGTGAGCCTCATCACCACCGTAAGGACATGGTCTAACCACTGCCTTGCATATTCTTGGGATGCCTCCCTTACCAATATGGTATTTTGTCATTTTCCTACTCCTTTGGTCTATAGTTATTAATGTCTAGCGATTTGTTCAGTTCCGGCATATCTTGTTTTAGACTTATATCTAAATCATTCATTTCGCCTCTCAACAAACTGGCTAATTCGTCTGTGCTAAGGGACTCTAAGTCGTCTTTCTTATCTGTTTTGGTATCTGACTCTACATTGTTATGATTACCCAGTTCATCAATATTTTTATCACGGATTGGAGTATCTTCTAAAAGAGCGTCTAAACTATAGCCCTGTCTGGCTACCGACTCTCTTACAGGCGTAGTATTGTTTGCTAAGAAGTCTGCGCCGTAGCCCTGCTCTCCTATTTTTTGTTTCAACTGTTCTCTTATGATATCTGCGGTATCACTGTCTAGCATATCATCTAAATACATACCACCATTCTGCTTACGCTCTATTTTTATGTTCTGATATGCCAGTACATCTGCCTCCATCTGTGCTTGCTCGATTGAGTCTGCCATAATATGTGTAGTATATGGGCACTTGCCTTCTTTTGCTCGACAAACACCAATACTGCCATCTGTTCTAATGTGATATTTTGTCATACTCTATTCCTGTCTAGTCCTTGGCGAACTCTGCTGTATCGTTAGGGCCTTCTCTCCACTTGTATCCTTCTTTTTCAAGAGTACATATTATCTTCTGTAGAGTCACTGTTGCTTGTCCGTCTTTTAGTTTAATGTTTGCCCATTCAAGTGGCTCTTTTAGAATTTTTGTTGCCCTTTTACCAAAGGCACCTGTTGAGAACTTTGCCCAGTATAGTTTACCACCGTCTGCATTTAAACCGTGCAAGATATCTGCCTTAATATCAGGGTCTTTTATAAATGCATCAGCGATATCATCAGTTGTAAATACATGTTTTGCTTCTTCAAGTCTCTTTATTGCACAATTCCTTACGATTGAACTAAGGTCATCTTTTAAGATTTCTAAACCGTAGTCTTGCTTTGCAACTGCTCTACGAACTAGCGGGCTTGGGTCATTAATAAGTTTGTCTAAATGTTTGCCTTGCATTGCAATCATTGCACGGACATACTCGTCTGGGTCATCTACCAACTTATCTAACCTGTAGCCATTGCGTGCTACAGCCTCTCTGACCTCTGGGCTCCAATCATTAATTAAGACATCTAAACCGTAACCAGACTCTGCACATTCCACTCTCTCGTATTCATAATCGCTGTACATCTTCTTAGTCATGGTTTCATTATATTTATCAATCTGTTTCTGAAACTCACGCTCTGTCATGTCGCCAGTTTGATGCAAAACATGGTTACAATTACCATGACCAGGCGTCTTCGCCGTACACCATGTAATTTCGCCATTTCTGTTTAATGCTCTTACCTTTGCCATTTTTAACTTCTCCTCTCTTGAAATCTATATCAAGATTTTAAATTTTACTAATGCATACGTTGCTCAGGAGAACGGTTTTAAGCGGTGATTTATGTTGATTAGGTATGGTCCATCATCCTCTTCATTTTTGACCTTTCCATACCTAAAAAAGTCACACGGATTCTTCCTAAAAACCGTTTTCGGCTCATTTTTAAAGTCGAAAAAATATTTAAAAAAGAGGATATTCTACTTATCCTCTTCTTCATCATCGAACATATCATCAACCACATTGTTTAAACGTTCTAGTTCTTCTAACAATTCAGCGTCAGACATGTCTTTTAATTCTTTCTTGTCCATTCTATGACCTCTCTGTTATATATTATACAAGAATTTAAATATCGTACTCATCAATAACTGGTTTTGGTTTATCCTCGTTATCAATTTCTTTTTCTAATTTTGCAAGTTCTCTATCAAACTTCTTTGCTTCTTCGTCTACATGCCTGCGTATTTCTTCGCCGTTTATGTTGTTTGCTAACTTTACTGTAGGGCCACTATATATATGTGTGTCAGTAGTGTTCTCTGTATTACTATCTTGTGTTGATGTTTCAGATAACTTCTGCTTTGCAACATCTCTTACTTTCTTACTGACATCATTTTTAAGAATATTTAAACCGTAACCTTGCTCTGCACATTCAATTCTATCCTGTTCATTTTTGCTGTTAAGTTTAGCCATCATACGTTCGTTATACTCATCAACACATTCCTGAAATTCACCATCAGTCATTCTAGCACCCTGGTGTAACACATAGTTACAATTTCTTTGTCCTGGTGTCCTTGCAGTGCACCAGGTGATTTTACCATCTCTGTTCAACGCTTTTACTCTTGACATATATTTCTGTCCCTTTTGTTTATAGTTATTTATATCCAACGATTTATTTAATTCAGGTATATCACTCTTCAACATGGTTTCCAACTCGTCAGTGTCTTTTTCAATTCGGCTCTCTAGTTCTTCAGGTGAGAGTGACTTCACGATTGCATCATCACATTCTTCCTGACTATCAAAATGTGACTTAGGAAGTATGTTTCTTCTTATGTTTCTACTTGCTATATCAACATCTATACCACTACTGCGTACCTGTTCTCTTACACCATCACTATCAAGTAATGCATCCATTGTGGGAACATTATCTCCGAACTTCTTTTTTAGTTCTTCTTGTTGATTTTTATATGCAACAGCGTCCGCTTCTATTTGTGCTTGTTCTATTGTATCAGCCATAATATGTGTAGTATATGGACACTTACCAGACCTTGCATGACAGATACCTATACTACCATCTGCTTTGATATGATATTTTGACATGACATCACCACTTTCTATTTATATAATCTCTAAAATATATATCAAAAAAGCATGATTTAATTTCCTGCTTTATTCGCTGTTAGATTTCGCAACGTTTGCTTAATAAGCATTTCTTTTGCCACGCTGGCAGTCCACGAGTCTTCATCATTTTTAAGAATTTCTAGGCCATAGCCTCTTCTTGCTACCGCTCTTCTTACCTCTGGCGATTCATCGTGCAACGCAATCTCTAAATATTTACTATCTTCACAATGTTCAACAACATCTGCTCTGATACGAGGATTATCATTATGAATAAGAATATCGAAACCATACCCTTGTTCAATAACAACAAACAATACCCACTCATTATCATCATGAACAAGAATGTCTAAGCCGAATCCTTGCTTTGCAACTGCACAACGAACGTGGTAGTCCTTATCGTGTACTAAAATATCTAAACCATATCCTTGATGGGCAACTTTTTCTCTAACTCGAGGACTTGGGTCGTTTACGAGAATATCTAGTCTATATCCCTCACAAGCAACGCCCCATCTAACCTCTTCTGATTCGTCATGAATTAATTTTTCTAGGCCGTACTGACGCCATGCCACATGCATTCTGACAATTTCATCTTCGTCATTAATAAGTTTTTCTAAATGCTTATCAGTACCATGCTGTGCGACACGTTGTCTTACACGACTGTCACTATCATTGATAAGTACATCTAAAAATACCCATTCTCTGCCAAAAGGGCACGAATTATCCAGTTTTTGTCGGTTAAGAGAGATTCTAAATTCTCACCATTTTGGATTTGTCTCATTTTTAAAGAATCTTCATACGTTCCTTCTCTAATAATCCACGTTTCAAGTATTGTACACATTATTATACCTTCCTGTCTTTTCTATACAACAACAAAATCCTTTAAAAGTCAATAATTAATTGCAATCAGTAATCCACTCATGCTCTGGTAACGTTTCAATCCACTTGCAGAACTCTCTCCATTCAGGTAGTCTATGATTTTTACGTTGATGATAAATAGTTTTTAACTGGCGATAGTTGGTAGTCATGGCAGCCGTCATTCTAAACCCACTAGGAATATTATACAAAATTTCAAGATATTTTTCTGATGTCTTTTCGCCATTGTTATACTCGTCTACCTTTTCTTGTAGAATTTTAACAATTCTATCATCTACATATTCATTACAAGCCTCTTTTAAGTCGAACTTGGCAATTCTATGCATAGTAGAGCCTGAACTAATAAAGTCAATAAAGTGGTATCTTTGCATTTCAACCCATGCCTTATTGCTAAACGTCAAATCAAACTGAACAATAATACCGTTTAAGAAATTATCGTGTCCACTCCCTATCTTTGCCTTGCCTAAAGAGTCTGTACTTTTGCTCTTTTCTGTCGTCAGATTTTCAAAATCTGTTGCCATAGGGAATTTGGCTGCCCTAATACTATTTTCTAAACCATAAACTTGTACATTATTTATCATCTTCATTTATATTGTCCTCTTTCTTTTTAATTTCATTTACAGCCTTGACTTCCTTTAAGTTCTGGTCAAACTGCTCCATCTTAGTTGCTACCCACTTGTCTGCCTCTTCTTGATTCTTAACATTGCCGTCTTTATCAAGATATGCGTTTCGATAGTCTTTTGTTTCAACTAATTTATCTTTCAAGACTTCTCTCCATGCATTCTCTAAACTTGCCTCTATTTCATTAATAGATTCGTTGGCTTTATCCTCATTCTGTGATTTAACAGTTAATTCTCTCATATCACTATTCATCAAGGTTGTTCGCAATGGAGTTGGGATAAACACGCTCTTTACACTGTGGTTTTGGTAAGAATTTCTTGCATTCTTTACATCGTCATACACAATAGCCATTGAGTCTGAGGCTTGCTGAATTGCCTTGTCTGCGTTCTGGTTCTTAGCCCATTCATCTATTGTAACATGTGTAAGTTTATCTTCTGTAATCTCTCCTGCTTCATTCTTATGCAATACTACTGCCTTCTCATTACCTGTCGTAAATGAATATCCCTCGTTATGAGTGTTTAGTGTTACTGCGAGTAGGTTTTCAAAGTTCATTGCGGCTGCACACTCTTCACAATAATATAGTCCGTCTTCGGTTGTATATACAGTACCATCTGTTAGTTTTACACCACATTGAATACAGTGGTGCTCGCTCTCATCATGGCGCATTGTGTTAATTAAAGTGTTTGTCATTCTACCCATATGACTTCTATACATCTTATCTTTAATCGTTGATACAGCACCTGCTTTAGCACCTCTCAACGCCTCATGTATAGTGTCTTGTGTATTACTTAGATTGCTAAATCCTAGACCGTTTCTAATACCTGCTATACCACCAACGACTGTGTTTTGAGCAACTTCCCCAACATCTTTACCAACTCCTGTAACCTTGCTTGTTGCACTACTTAAATGCTTAGATAATTGTAATTGCCCAAAGTTAGTTAGTTGGAACATATTTAAGATTTCATAACGTTTTCTTGAAATAACAACTATCATTACAATCATAAATACGATTGACTGTACGACACCAACTGTATTAACAAGGCTCATAGAGTTGGTTACTAATACAATAGAAATCATTAACAATAGCGATGTTCCGATACGTTTCATTGCTGTTGCAAGCATTGTTCCAAAGTAGCGTTTGGCAATATCTGTGCCTCTGCCTGCCCAACAACCGAATAGTAAGAAGATAGGAGACAATACACCATAGAGTGTTAGTTGCACACCATATACAATTCCCATCAGGGCGAACATAATAGGTAAAATAGAACCTAAGCACACAAACAAGAGTGTGAGTGTCGCTTGTCCAAATTTAAGACCTGTGTCATTACCGATAAAATAGTTCCACTCTCTTGTTGCTGTTGTCGCTTTCACAACAGGAATATTACTGATTAACGACTCTGTTGCTTTTGCATCTGTTGGTGTATCACCAATATCTGTCAAATACTCATCTGCTCCACCATTTGCATCAATATAAGCATCAATTAATGCCATTGTGTTTGCTCTCTTCTTACCTGTGCCACTTGTTGATGTGAAATATACACCACCCTCTGTGGCAGTGTCTAAACCACCATGAGCATTGGCAAATGCTTTGTCATCTTGACGTTTAAAGGTTCTATTCTTATTTGCAAGTAGCGTTTGCTTTGCTAACTCAACCACGGCCTTGGCGTCATTAAAGTTTTTAGCATTATCAGGGTTGCTATCAAAAGCACCGAAACCAAACATATTTGCACCTGGTGATGTTGCAACACCTGCTGTGCCGAGTGAACTCTCCCACATGGCAATAGCGATAATTGCTCGAACATCTACTTTAGAAGCGTTCTGCCATTCTAACAGTAATTTACCATTAATTCTGTTTTTATCATACTGAATACCAGTAGAGTTTAGGAATCCGTCAAGTTGCTCTGCTTTAATACCACCTCTAATATGACCGACTATATCATGACTATAAGGGTCACCTGATGTCCAGTGATTTGCGTTAATATCAACACTGGATGGTAGATTTGCAACACCGGCAGTAATATCTGAACCTGCTACGAAACCAGATTCTTCATAATTAGAAAGTGCGTCAATAATTCTATAATAGTCTTTATTTAATCCTGATACAGATGCTGTGTTTTGATTGTCTAAAGGCTGGTGATTTCCTGACATGACAGAAACATAGAACAATCCCCAGTTTTCGATTGAATTATCTTTGCCAACAAATACTTCTGGCTTACCAACCCATTCTTCATTTTCATTAGTTAATCTGCCTAGGTTTTCATAATCAGTACCGAACTGACCTTTAATTGTTGGTTTTAATAGATATTCTGACCACATGCGGCAACCAATTATCTGCTTGATGTAGCCGGTCTGTACATCTAAGTATTTCTCATCAAATATACTAACATTATCGTCTGGCTTTGTATATACAGGACACATACTTACATTCTCATTCGATATCGTATTAGTAAAGCCTGACATTATCATTGCTTGTAATGCCGTAACACCTCTAATAGGTAGTTGAAGTAAGCCTGTATTAACCGATAGCATAATAGCAAGAATATAACATATTACTACCTGTACAAGATTGCCTAAGCCTTCACGTATTTTACCTTTCCACAACATTGTATAAATAAGGTAAAGCATCGTAAAGATTAACATTAACATCATGAGTGGTAAAAATATCCCTGCATACAACTGCGTAAAGATAGTTTTTTGGTTTTCTGCTGAAAGCCCTACAATGGCAGAGAAATCACTAAAGCAGAAACCAATAAAAGCAAGAGTTAGGGCGAGTATAAACTTAGCAACTCCTAATAAAGTATTAACAATCGTATCTGTCATTGCCATCATTAGAGGTGTAAGTGAAAACACACTAGGTCTAATATCATGACTTCTTCTTGCTCTTCTATCTAACGTGCTGGCTGTTTCTGTAAACGTTGATAGTGGATTCTTTCTTGTTGAGTAGTATTGTCCATAGTTGGACATCTTTCCTTCTGTACCTGCACACGGGTCAACGTCATAGTATGCCCATTCACCTAAGTAAGAACTATATTGAATGCCTGAAAATCCAAAACGCTCAAAAGGAGTTGTTCCGTCTGACTTACCCACATTATAACCAGCAACATTCAAAATCATATTACTAATATTTGCTTCTGCATTTTCTGATTTAACAGTTGTTGCCTTTGATTGTGTAAGATACTGTATATAATCTGTTCTTGCCAGTTTTAATGCTATCTTACCCGGGTCGCCTAACGCACACCCAATCGTTTGCGTCACGTCTGTTGCTTTACTTGTTTGAATTTGATTATTTGCTAAACTGAAAACTACCATGACTGTTGCAAACAACGAAAACAAAATATTTTTAACTTTAGCCATTGAGTGTGTTCCTCTCTTTCTTCTATATATATCAAAAAGAGCAGGCTTTGCCTACTCTTTATTTCTTACGGAATCTGTTTCTAAATTTATTAGTACGCTTATCTTCCTTGGTAATCTTTAAATCTTCATGAATATCTAAGTAGTCTTCCATTATCTTACGTTTCTTCTCTGGAGTATAACGGAAGTTGATTTGAGCGCCCCTGTTATTTTCGTCTGAACCCTTACCTGCCTCTCTCTTCATAGGGTCGACTTCAAGAGACGGTTTACTACTATCACCATTTCTGAAAAGCATATCTCGAACCGCAACACTTTCAGGCGTCTTACCCTTAAGGTTTTCATCTTCGTTCTTATGTAGTCTGCCGTTAACCAACTCGTCAACACTCTTTTCTTCCTCTGCCTCATATCTTCTATGTAGGTAGTCATCGTAAGACTTCTGTTTTCTCTCTGCATTTGTCATCAGATTATCGTTTATCTTATCATTTACATTATTAATTGCCTTGTCTACGTCATTAACAACACCATTTACGGCTGATGTGGCTGTAGCAACTTTATTTAAGGTGTCTGTTGATAATCCTGTAGGAATATAATCTTCTTGTTTATTTGACTTGTAAGAGTTGATACTTGTAACGAAGTCTTTTGTAAAGTCGTTAATATTGTCTTTAGTGAGTTTGTCATTAGGAATTAGAGTGCCTTTGATTAACCTGTCTAATTTCTTGTCACCAGTAGAATTAAATCTGTCGATATTGTCTATATCATGCCCACTGTTCATCTTATTTAAGATGTTTAGTGCTTTCTTCTCTTCTTGTGTGATTTGACTTCTTGCTGACTTTTCTTCCAGATTACTTCTCATTAAGTCATAAGTTTCTATCATATCTCTTGATGGATTATCAAAGCCTGTTGCTCTATTACCTGCCATATATGCTCTTGCATACTGTCTAAATATACCGAAACCTTCTCTTGCCTGCTGACGGTTTGTAACCTTAATACCTCTGTCAGAAGCAACGTCAGCACCGTATCTAAAGCCTTCGACTATTGGGTTGCCAACTACTTCAATACCATGTTCTTTCCTCATTTGGCGACTAATTCCCGGCATAACAACTGCACCTGCTACACCACCTGCAATGCTTTCTCTAATATCACGAACCTTTAAGTCAATGAATTGTCTAGCACTCTTAGGCATTAACTTTTGATAAGAAAGGTTTTCTCTAATTGCCTTACCTGCGTCAGAAGAACCTGCGATAATACCAACAATTTCTTTCCAGTACATCTGAATACTAATTAAGATGGCTGCTGACATAACTGCTGTCGCTACTGCGTTCACGGATGATGTCGATAGGGCGTTTAATAGGTATAATGTAATAGATAAAATCACTGTTACAATCATTCTCTGGACTAAAATAGACCACATCTTACCAACATACTCTGTCAATTTAACTGGTCTAAATAAACCGACTAGTGTTACAAAAGGTAACAGCATCAATCTTAAAGCAAAGTCTAATGAGGCTCCTATCTTAAAGATTGTTAGGCCCCCAACCACTAAAAACATCGCAATACTTGTGATACCAGCAAGGAACAGAATCATACCTCTGTTATTATTGTCTCCTGCCCATGTACTTGCAAATCTTGTGTCTCTGCCCTTTGCGTTGTCTGGACCAAACTGCATATCAACTAATTTATACATCTGCTTAGATTGACTATTCACAGGCGTATTAATATCATTCTCTGTAATTGTGCCACTAATTGTCTTGTCTAACTGGTATAAAGCCCAGTTTCTAGGCTTATTTGTATCGCCCAAGACAACTTCTGGTGAACCTATCAATGCCTTGGTCTCATTACTATATGTCATTTTATCCTCATTTAAGTCTGTATAGTTCGCACCCCATTGGGCTGATAACCAAGGTTTAAATGTTGTAATATTCCAAACCATACATTGCATTTGTCTTATCTTGACTGTTGTACCTAAGAAGTCATCAGGACTACTTGCTTTACAATAGTCAACTGTATTATCATCTCTTGAAAGTGTACCAAATAGTGCAAGTTCTGCCTTATTAGGTATTTCCTCTGCCAGCCTGATTAATGTGCCAGAACTGAATAACGCAACAACTGACAAAATATAGATACCGATTAGTTGTACTAATTTTATAACTCTGAATTGCCCTGTACTAATTGCTTGGAACAACAGGCTTAAAGCAAACAAGATGGCTGCCATACTAGCGAATGGGAAGAAAATACTATCTCTAAATGTCTCTATCGTTGTTTGAATAATCATATCTAGGTGTAGAGAACTAATGATATTTGTAAAACTATAAGACAACAATGTAACTGTCAATTTTGTAAAGAATGAAGATATCGTTGTACCAATGGTTCCTAAAATACCTTTACCATACACGGTGTGTTGTTCCTTAAAGCGAACATATCTCGTATCATCAGATACTCCATTAGATGTGCCATTTAACGCTCCGTGTACTGATGGTCTTACAACTGCACAACCTGTTAATTTTTCTTGTCCATTATTGTTTTCATCTGCATATACAGTATTCCAGTCTGTATAACTTGCAGGTGGGTTGCCTTCACTATCTGCACATATCCAGTGTGCCCAAGAGCGAGAAGCATCGTACCATGCTTGTGATTTCAATGTTTCCTCATCTACAACAATACCTGTGGAGTCTATACCATTGTTTTTAAGAACTTCTTTTAGTTTTGACTGATACTCGTCTTTCCAGAAAGTAATCATCTCACTATTAGATTTTGCTTGTAAAGTTTTTGTAATGTCAAAGCCTAGTTCTTTATACCTATTAAACTGTGCCTGTACATTATCTGACTGTAACCACTTAGCAAACTGCTCCTCAACACTTAAAACTTCTAGTTTAGGTTCTTCTCCACATTTGGTCTTATCGTTGCCATTTTTAACTAAGCACGCCTGATAGTCATTATATGCTTTTAATGACTTATCTGTAAACTTACTTGTATCAAAATCAAAGTGAGGTGGATTAGACGCATCCATAATCTCTTTTAATACAGGATTAGAGTCTCTTAACGCATTAATATTCTGATTATAATATTGGTTAACTGCTCTATATAAAATCTCTTGGTCAGAGGCATAATATGCATTGTAAACAGTCTTAGCAAAGTCTGGTCTTGTCCATGCATGTTGGGCAATTACGTTCAAATCTGATGAGTCTACAATAGTTCCAATAACTGCTCCTGCAAAACCTCTATGAGGAGTACCCCAATTACCTGTTGCAAAATCAATCACTTGCCCTACAACATCTTTAGAGCCTTCCCATAATGCCTCTGCACCAACTCTTAGTTTCCCTACTGCACCAATATTAGCCATCAATCTTGTATCAGATGACACTTGAATTTTGTCATATTCGCCCAAGTATGTTGTTAATGGTAAATCATATCCAAAACGCTCTAATGCTGTATAGTTAAAAATTTTATTGTTTCCTACAGGCACTGTGTTGTTTGGTAGATTAATTGGTACGCCAAATCGCCAGTCTCCTGTGTATGCTGATACCGTGTTTTGACCTTGTATTCCTTGCTGAATGAATGTACCTAAAATACTGTCATATAGTTCTGTCATTCCTGCAGGTATATCACCGTTGTGATTTAGCAGGTTCTGCGGACCATTAAATGCTCCATTTACATTACCATCTTGAACAACAGTTTCATTTACACCATCAAGAACAGCACCTGAATAGTTGGATACATCACCTACGTAGTTGCCTGGCCCTAATAGGTATCCGATGTAATAAACAAGTGTTTTTGCTCTTTCAGAAGATACTTCCTTTGAGGTGACTTTATCCATAATTTGGTTTAAGTCTGTACCGCCATTTTCGCTGATGAATTTTTTGATTTCATCCTTATCTTTTTCCTCATCGCTGTCATCGGCGTGTGTTGTTTCAATGAGTGATTTATTGACTACAGGAGATATTGCCAATACCAAAAACAATACCGACATAAGTCCTAATAACCATTTCTTTGTCTTTTTAAGCATCGCAACTCCTTTCGTATTTAGTTCACTATTTATACTATATATCAGAAATATTAAAACCCTCGGTTGTTACACCAAGGGTTTATATTTTATATCTCTTCTTTCGGCTCTGGTAATTCCCTATCGTTATTAAATACATAAATACCTAATGCTATCACAGGGAATAGAACTCCTAGGTATGTTAGCCATTCGCTATAACCGTGCAACTTGTTATACGAACGGAAAACTTCATAGTCATAGATTATAGAGAATACCAACGCTATAATCAAGAATATCACAAATGCAAAGGCAATAAAGAGGATAACACCAGCATCTCCTGATGACGCAGACATGCCCATTGTACTAGTCTTAAATATACGTAGTATTGCTACTCCTAAGGCTGCATAAAATACCAGTAAGGCAATTAACACAGCAATAGATAAAGTTAATCTTTTCTTAGCAACACCCGGAGCCTTCGCAATATCTCTAGCAAAGATATACTGGTTGTAGATAGGTATAATTGCTTTCCAGACAGGAATATCATACCTATCAAATAAGATACCCATAAATACAATCGACAACAATCCTACAATGGAAAAAGATATTTGTTGCACTTGAACATTAATATTCATAATTAATCACTCCAATCAATTTTAAGATGGCTTTTGACTAAATCTGAACAATGTATCAGCCCGTTGGTTTTATGTCTAAAATAGGTCTAAAAAGTCGCACGGACGAGGGTATAAAACGGTTTTAAGGCTAATTACTTTTTGCCGTTTTTGCGTAAAAACTCATAGGCTTCTTTACGCTTGTCACCATCTGCGAAAAAGTACGGTTTCCAGAAGTCTTCCTGTGTTGTACCATTCTCTGCATTTAATTGCTCTCTTGTAATACCACGATGTAACTGACGTGTAACCTTGTCAAGTTTACATCTTAACTGATATGTTTCAGGATAGATTAATGTTTTATCTACCTTTCTGTTATAAACAACCACGTTGTGGACAACACTTCTTGTTACACTTGGCATTCCTGGCCATCTCCATGCACCATTTACAGCAATTTCTCTCTGTGCAACATCTGTGAATGCATTTAAAACATCACGTACATCGGCTTGGCTCATGCCTGTTAGTTCTGCTACTTCACGAATAACCTCTACTTTTTTCATAGCGTCTGTTGTCTTTGTCTCTTTTAACTCAATTTTTACGTTTGACATATAACTCCTTTCATTAGACACTCATTACGCAAATAATGGTTTGCGTTTTTGTCATTTCTAGTAGTGTATCTACCATCTTACTAGATATATCATCTTTTTTAATCTTATCAACTCCCAACCATTTAAAGGTTGAAACATCTACCATATCTTCTTTATCTGCACTGAATGTTGTGTCAATGAAACCATCACCCAATGAGAAGATGTTTGATACCGAATAATCAGCCAATTCTTGTGAAATGTTAGACAAAATATGGTATGTTAATTCCTCTCTATCAAACTGTTTGTTTAATCTTGCCCTCAACCTTTTCATCTCAATGTCAATAACATCAAGCATCTTTTCCTTAAGGTTCGGCAATGCAATTCGCAATACTTTTGTATTACTGACTGCCTCTTCTGGTATATCAAATAATCTCATATATTTATCTATCTCCTAGTGTGAATGTTCTATCAGCAAGCGAGTTGGCAAGACTACTGTGTGCAATCAAAACAATCTGCGAATTATTTAAGCCTGCGATTGTGTCTAAAATATTCTGCTCTCTATTACTTGACTGCGAAACAAGAACCTCATCCATTACAATCAAACCATTACTGTTGCCGTTTAAGAATAAACTAATTGCTAAGCGTAAAGCAATCGCAACCACAGACTCTTCACCACCTGACAGAGCATTGACTGGTAATTCTTGACCGTTGTTTTTGTTAACCGTGATATTAAATTGATTGTCAATCACAACATCTTGGAAATCATTATCTGTGAACTTTCTAACCAAGTCGCTGGTTAGTTCTGATAATTCAGGGATTGCTGACTCAACTCTCAATTTCTTAAAGTCTGTTAGGTTCTTAATTGTATTATTAATAATCACTAACTGATTTGAAATTGTATTAAACTTTTCTCTCGCCTCTTTTGCCTGTGATAACTGTAAATCAAGTGAGCGACCTTTTTCCTTCTCAATCTCAATATCTTTCTTCATAGCAAGGGCGTCAAGTTCGTGTTTTTGCTTTTGTGTTTGAATTGAGTTTAAAGACGATTCTAACTTAGCATATTCTATCTTTTTTAGAGCGTGTAATTCTGTTATTTCAGACTCTAATTTATTCTTCTCTTTATTGTCTGCCGTTAATCTTTCATTTAGCCACTTGATTGTTGCTTTTGTACTATTTATCGTAACTGTCTGTTGCTTTAATGCCTCCAATGATTGAAGTTTCTTAATCATAGTATTGTAAATCTTTGTAACATTTTCATGGTCTTTTGTAACTTTTTCAATTTCTATCTTTAAACCTGCAAATTCAGATTTTAGGTCAATTTGCTTTTGTCTGACTTCTAAATAATTCTGCAACTGCAAAGACTCATCTAATAATGCTGACTTATTTGCCTCTTTTTGAGTTTGTAGTTCAGACAGTTTTATAATCTCTGACTGAATGTCTTGAAGTTCTTTTGAGTGTGCTTTTCTCTCTGCGTTAATATCCTTAATCGGTGAATGGCAGTAAGGACATTCTGCAACTCCTTTTTCTAAGTCTTGTAAGAATTGCTGACATGACTTTTCCTGCTCTCTTAAGATTGTTAATCGTTGTAGATAATTTGCTAGATTTTGATTATTTAAATCTTGCCTTTGTCTTAATAATTCAACTGTCTTATCTAAATCTTTCGGCAACTTTTTATTAAATACTGTTGCTAGTTCGCTATATCTCGCATTTAATGTGGATAGACGTAAAAACAATTCATCTCTATCATTACTTGTCTTTTCAATATCTGCTTGTACTTGATTATAAAGGTTATCTGAATACTCAATCTTCTTAGGCAAACTATCTAACTTTGCTAAGGATTCATTTAATCGCTCCTCTGTATTTGCTATATTATTCTTTGCGATATTTAACAGGTTCTCTAGTTCTTGTTTCTTTTCCTGTTTTTCTCTCTCTGCTAAATATCTTGCGTTTAATTCACCTAAGCCTTTAGTAACCTTTTCGTATTCTGTCTTTATTTTCTTGAAACCATCTAGTAAGTTCTTTACCACTTTTTTCTGGTTTTCAAGAGATGCTTCAATATCTTCTACTGAACCTTGTTGAATAACATTTAATGACTGTTGCAAGAGTTTACTATCTTGCTTAGCCTGTGTGATAGAGTCTGTAATAACGTCAATACCAAGCATACGCTCAATAATTAAACCCCTTTCTTTTGTAGGTGCATGAATAATACTATCAACTTGTTTCTGCTGAATAAAGAAAGATGAGTAAAATTCTTTATCTGTGAACCCTAATAGTTCTTTAATATACTTCTCTGAATGAGATGTTGCTGGTCCTGCAACCTCTTTGTACTCATTATCTGCAAGTATATACACTCTACAAGATGTGGTACTAGCACCTGTAATTACTCGTTCTACTTTATATTCATTATTCCCTACCTGAATAAAAGACGTTACGCCAACCCTTTCTGTCTTAGGGTCAACTCCGTAACGGATATATTGTTTATTTTTTAAGCCTTGAAACTTTGAACCAAATAAAGACCATGCAAATCCATTTACAATCGTTGATTTACCTGCTCCGTTGTTTCCTGAAATTGCTGTCATACCATTCTCTGACGGTTCAAACTCTATATGTTCATGGGCTCTAAAGTTATCTAAAATTACTTTCTTTAAAATCATTAGTCAATACCTCTACAATTATATTATACAAGAAAAAGCAGTCCTTTTGGACTACTTTGTATAAATCTTCTGTAAATATGAAATAATATCAACTTGGCTCATTAAAGAATAAGAGTCAATATACCAGTGTCCGTCTATAAATACCATATCAACTGTGTACCCACTATATCTATTGCTATAAATATCTAAAGGTATGCGAACTGTATTAGTCTCTGGAGACAGGTAAACATTTTCTATATTTGTTGCTTTAACGGTTAGTTCGTTATCGGTCCCTAACAAAGAGTTAGTAATAGATAACAGTGCCAATGACATGTTTGCTTTGAGTTCCTCTGTATCAAAATTGTCTCGCTGATAAAATCTACTGACTACATCTGGTGAGATATTATCGGTATAGGTAGAACCATCTTTTGAAATAGCGTCATATCTATCTTTCATTGCGGTACTGTTATCTTTATCTACAACTTTATTCAATAAGGTTGTTAGAGTATCTATTGCTGATTTTTTGGTGAACTCTTCCTCTAATGACAAATCTGTTGGATTATATATCTTATCAGGGTATTCTTTCGACAAGACTTCTCTAACTTGCCCTATTACCTCTTCCGGCTTCACCGGACGTTCGGAATAGACCTTGATTGAAATAAACGACAACACCATCGTTGAAATCACAACAAGCGTTAAAACACCTTTTCCAACGATTGGAGCGTGTTTCTGTATTTTTGTTAATTTTTTACTATTTAACAAGTACATTAATACAGTTAACATTACGATTAATACAGATAGACCAATTATTAAGTAAATCATATTAATACTTCTCTACTATTGCCTTGATACAATAGAACCCAAGATGGTTCCCATAGTCGATGACTAGTGTGTTATTAGAGTACCATGTCCTTAAGTAACAAGGTTTAAAATTATGGTCGCTCCACCATTGTTCTAATTCCTGCATACAGCGGTCAGGTGTGTCATACGTACCTAAGTCCACTTCCACATTATTTAATTTATCGTCATAGATTAACTGGAACTTCTGACCAACAAGGTCATAACTGCCTTGTCTGCCTGTAATCAAGTTGAGTATCTTCTCCCAGTCCTCTGCATTATTAATATCATACTGTGAAACATCAATACGCATCTTACGAGATTGGTTATAGTTCACGTACCACTCTTCATATCTATCTAATAGATTAGAATAGTACTCCAACAACTTATTAGATGCTGTTGGTTGTTCAAATTCTCTACCTCGATTAACTATCTTGTCAAGGATATACTCCTTAGGCGCTGTTAGATATACAAGCAAGTCTGGTGTCTTCTGTGGTAATTCTTCTGTTTCTTCCATCATGATATTCAAACTATCCATATAAAGGTCATACTCTTCTTTTGAGATATTCCCCATATCATAGTTTAATTTTGTGAAGATTTCTCCCTCATAGATACTGCCATCTATTACAGACCTATCTGATTGCATAGAATCCTTTACTTGACTATATTTCTTATTTAAAAAGTGCAACTGTAATGCGAGTGCCCATCTATTAGGATTTACATAGTATAAAGGTAAAAATGGATTATCCTCTACTGGCTCTCTAAACAATCTCGCACCCAAACTATCTGCTAATTTCTCTGCATAGGTAGTCTTTCCTACCCCAATCATTCCTGCAAATACTATCATATCAAAACTCCTTTACACTTATATTATACAATAAAAACTGTAATTCGTTTTAAACTACAGTTTTAAATCTGCTAAATACTCTTCATCTTTTGTAACCACAATATGTAAACGACCATTATCATCTATGAACGTGTGCTGGTATTTGTTTGAAACAACATCATCAAACTTTACAAAATATTCTTCCCCATTCAAGTCAATACTAACAATGTCACTGTATTCTGAAATTCTCTTAAATGTTGTAGTCGCTAAATCTTCAACACAAAATGGTAAATACCTTGCGTCTGCACTCTGTTTTAGAATAATGTGAACATTGTTTGCAACTCTCATTATTTGTGTTTCGCCTTTGTAGTAGCGAACATTGGTATATATCTCGTTTAACTCAACTAATTCCACGTCTTCTTTGTTAAAGGTCATATATTCGCAGTTCTCAAATAGAACACCAAACTGGTTACTCACCTTATTAGGTAATACTGTAAATTTATCACCGTATTTTGATACAACGTCTTCCCACTCATCACCAAGATAAATTTTATTAAGTAATGGCACTCTTTCTAGCAGTTCTACATAATTTTCATACTGCCATAAGTTTTCAACTTCACCGAAAAGAATACATGGGACCTTATCTTCTGAAATAAAACTATTCTTACAGTAAGGTGAATTGACAAAACCATAACAAGGCTCAAACACCTGTGTGTCTAATGGAAATGCAATATCAATCGTTTTATCATAGAATTGGTCATACACTTCACCTGCGTTATGCTCATACGGTGTATCATCCCAGTCATCGCCGTAAATACCGTTGATTGTCTTGCCTAGATAAAATCTAACAATATTATCTTCTTTTTTAAAATCAACTATTTTCATTATCTGTTACTCCATCAATAGGTATCAAGTTTGGTTGTGTGAAACCACTTGGTACTAAATCTTCATTATCCGTGATTAAAATGTGCAAGTCGCCGTTCTCGTCAATCTTTGTGTATTGATTTTTGTTAAGTTCTTCTCTATCCGGTTCATAATCTGTAAGCATGATATATACTGATTCCTCGTCTTCAATATCGAAACTGGTGATATCATTAAAACATGTTATTCTATCAAAGACCGTATGTTCTGAATTTAGTGGTTCGTTGTATTCTTTATTGGCATTCTTGTCTAAGATAACTTCTAACTTGTTTGCCTCAACCATGTTGCCTTCTTTATCTATCCTTGTCGTGTTAATAGATTTGAATTGCTTAACATATTCACCGTTGATATCTACTGATTCTATTCCTTCAAACTGTATCTTTAATGTTTTAATCATTATTGAGTCCCTTTCTTAATTTATCCATTTTATGACTGTGTCTCCAGTATAACCCTTTTCAAATACAAACCAAGCATAAGCAACTGCACTAGATGGGTACTTATCAAATTCGCCATTTTTAGCACAATTTAATCTCCCACTTGCAATATATATATATATATCTAGGTGGATTCTCTTCAAAAAACCTCTTTCGTTCTTTACCTTCTAAGAATAACACCTTTAAGAACATTGCTACCTTATTACCATCTGGAATAATATCTAAACAATGTTTTAGAATAGGTAGAGCAATCTTATATGGTGGATTAGTGATAATATCTCCGTTAAATTCTTTAATATCTCTACTGCTAGTTCCATCTGTTCAAGTCCTCTCTCACTTTCATTAACGTTTTACCAAGTAAGTTTTGTCCCCATTTATCAACATTTTCCATTGCTTTGTCTGAGGAGAAACCAATACCCCAAATATTATCAACAGGACTTGCTTCAACAATTTCATGATTACCTGTACTTAACAAGAAATCTTTTAATTTATCATTCTGTGAAAATTTCACATAACAAGCATTAAACATGAAATCTTCCTTATGTTTATCCCACAGTTCATTATTAAAGTTCTTAACCTTACGACCTAATGCTTTAATCTTTCTTACATCTGTTTCATTTAATACCTGTTTAGCAATTTCAAAATCATTAAATAAAATCGCTTTTTGATACATAAAACATTGTTCTGAGAAATTAAATGTTTTACCATTAAATTCAAATTTGCATGGATAGAAATTTGACAAACAAGCCTTTGTTACATTACTACCATGTTCTGTATGTCCCCAAAAGAATAGTTTTTCCATAGTTTCACCTCTTATACAATACATTATACAACAAATTTATATCATAGTCTTAGCAACCTGACGATTCAGTTGTTGTATATGCTGGCTGGTCAACAACCCATACCTGTTCTGTAACTGCTTCGTGGTATTCAGTACCAACTTGTACTGTTTTGACAGAATAACTATAATCTTCGTCTTGATTATCAAATTCACTTAGGTCATTATAAATACGGCCTGTCTGCCCACCTACTGCTCGTCTGTCATAAACTGGAACATATTCTGCTTCTTTGACAACTCGAGTTTCATAATGACCCTGTTCTGGGTGATTAACTGTTGTGTAAGTCGGTACACATGGAGCAGGAACGTCATTTGTCTTATTAGAAGTTGTTGTGTCTGTATTCTTAGGAGTATCATTCTTAGGAGCAACAGGAGTTGTAGAAGTTGTATTTTCAGTAGATGTGGATGTTTCCTCTGTCTTAGTATCAGCCTTCTTATCATCAGCCTTTACATCTTCCTTCTTATCAGAAGTTTTAGTTTCGTTCTTTTTATCAGTCTTATCCGTCTTTACAGACTTATCATTCTTATCTGTCTTACTTGTTTCTACTACTGACTCTTTCTTATTTGTTTCAACTGGCGCAGGTTTCTTTGACAACATATAAGCAACGATAGATAATACTACAAATAATGTAACTACAATAACAATATTCTTCTTTTTCATATTTCGTTCACCTCATATTTAATTTATTACTCTATCATTATAGCATACACTCTTTAAGTTGTCAACCCTTTTAAATAAAAAAAGGAAAGTTTTTATTCTTTCCCTTTCTTATTCTTAATTAAGATGTATGCAATACCTGCTAGTGAGGCAATACCTGCAACTGCAAATAATGCAATACCGAAATCGTTTGTCTTTTCAACTGGGATTAGTGTATTCTCGACTGTAAAGACGATATCGTTTTCAACCTTATAGTCCTCACTTGGCTTGATTTCATATTTTGTGTCATTTAACTTATAGCCTTCTGGAGCCTTAGTTTCCTGAACGTACATAATGTTATCTAAGTCAAAGTCGATACTGAACTTAACTTCACCATTCTTATCTGTTGTAGCAACTAACTTTTTACCTGACTTATCAGTAGCAACTGAACCGTCTTTATTGAATATTGTAAATTCAGCACCTTCAAGTTTGCGTTCTTTGTTCTGTGAGTCAATCTTAACAACCTTGATACCAACTTTCATTGTTACCTTCATTGTCTGACCTACATCTTCTAAGTCATGGTGCATACCAACACGAATACCGTTTTCATCGTAAACATCTTCAAAGACTACATACTTCTTACCTGCTAACTTGATACCACTTACTTCAAATGGTACTAATACAGTTCCATCTGGTTCTGTTGGTGTAAATGTAACAGTCTTAGTAACTTCTTTACCATCAATTAATAATGGCTTACCTGTTTCGTAGTTCATCAATGTTGCTGTTGTTGTGTACTGCTTGCCTGGAGTTAGATTGCGATACATTACCTTATCTGTAAAGTTCTGTACTTCCTTAGTTCCATCTAACCAGTGGTCACCATCAACATCGTCAGTCGCTTCTGTACGGATTTTTGTAACCTTAACAGTCTGACCTTCGTCATTACGGTCTTTGTGTGATACATCGTAGTTATGACCTTCAATTTTTTCGATACGGTCTAACTCTTCAAAGAATACGAGTTCTTTACCACCAAGTTCAGATGTATCAATATCTGCAAATGCTTCAAGAGTTCCACTATATTCTGTTAATGTAACTTTCTTAGTTTCTTTGCTTACCACTACATCATCTGCCTCAGTTTCACCCTTAGCAATAACTGTTGTTGTGTAGTTGTATTCACCTGGCTTAACATTCTGATACTCTGCTGTATCTTTTAGTCTTACTTGGTTTTCAGCAACTAACTTAGAGTTGGTTCCATCTTCAACGGCTACAGTCTTTAATTCAGGAGTCTTTTCCTCATCCTTCATAGCAACTGGTGCAACTTCGTCCTTATTTACTGTAAATTCCACATTACTAGCGATATGATAGTTTACTGGAGCCTCAACTTCACGGATAGCATAATTACCAACTTGTAGCATGTTATCCCAACCTGTGAATGAACCGTTTTCATCTGCACTAAACTCAAATGTAGATTCTGCACCTGCGAGGATTGTTTCAGCAACTGAACCGTCTGCGTTCTTTAATACTACGTCATAGTCATTCATGTTTACAATCTTAAACTTACCACCAACTAGTACTTCACCTGTTGCTTTGTCAGTCTTAGCAAACTTGAATGTACCACGTTCAACGCCTTCTTCGATACTGTATTCATTACCACCATCTAAACGAGGGATGTTTGTTCCTTCATCATTAACGATATTGAATAACGCAACACCATCGGCAATCTTCTCGTTATTGGCGTTTAAAGTCTTGTTCTTTAAAGTATAACCCTTAGGAGCCTTAGTTTCCTCAACTGTAACTGTACCTAAAGGTAAAGTAGGTAAATCATTATCTAAGTAGAACTCGTCTCCTGATACTTTGTATTCTTCTCCTAAGCGAGTAACATACTTATCGCCTTTCTTTAAAGTCTTAATTACCCAAGTACGAGTAGCACTTGCAGGAAGTGTTTCCTTAGTGTACTGACCTGCGTAGAATCTAACTGTAAATTCAGCACCCTCAAGTGATGCAGGGTTTTCAACCAAATCTTCTGAAATTTTAGTTAAACGAATATTTACAGGGTCATTTAAAGGTTTGTCGAATACATCAACATGTGTTAATGCTCCTGTAACTGTTACTGGCTTTTGCTCCACAGATACTTCAAATCCCTTAGGAGCCTTAACTTCAACTAATGTGTAGTTTCCTGCTGGAATACCCTCTGCCTTAGCGTAACCATTCGCATCTGTTGTTAATGTAGCAACTGTTAAACCATTTGCTCCACGTAATTCATAAACAGCACCTTCCATAGACTGTGCGTAATTATCATTACCCTCTGTCATTTCTGGCTTACTGTTCTTCTTTAAGATTTCTACTGACCCAACCATAGGCTCGTCTGTGAATGTTGTGAATGTCTGATACCAAGCATTACCTGATGAGTAAATCTTAACATTCTTAGTAGGCATACCACCGGCGTTTGCATAAGCAACGGCTGCGTTATACAATGCTCTACCCTCTACACCAATCTGACCTGCACGGTTTACATCACTTTCGATACGGTCTGCGATGTTGGACTGGGCACTACTGTATAACCACATTGCCATCTGTGTGACTGCCATACCACGACCACTGTGTTCACCGTGTTCAACGATGTAAGACAAGATAGCCATATCCCTTGTACCATACGTATGTGTATAATTTAAAGTACCTGCATTAGATGATGATGAGATTGCTTGTGAGTAAGTTCCTCCTGCAACTGCATCTGACGCACTAAACACTTCATAAACTGTTAAGTCTGCTGAACCGTTGTTTCCACCGGCATGAGCACCATGGTCTAAACAGTACGCAGGTGTTCCGTCAATGTAGTAGTACTCTGTTTCTGCGTTTGCGTTTTGTAAAATTGTGTGACCTGTCATTGCTGATACACCATCATTTACCGCATATACAGTCTGTGTATGAGGTGTACCTGAGGCTGCACCTGTACGCACAACATTAGGCATAAGTAATGGCAAAGATACGACAAGCGTCAACATTTTCTTTACTAAATTTCTCATTCTTTTGTTTCCTTTCTTTTTCTTTGTAGTTTATATATCACGATTCTTATGAACCGTTGATACCTCTTTGAACCCTTAACTATTGATATATCTTGTATAGTTAAGGAGATTTATATGTTTATATTAAACTTTATGGGACCTACTCATGCGTTATCTGGTCTCGCTATTTATTTGCTTATTTTAGCAATTAATCCGTCTTTTATGACGAATACCGTCTTACAGAGCGTAGCAATTTCAACCATCTCTGCAGGAGCATTAGTAACAACAGGGCAAGCATTGGGGCCCGATATTGATAATCAGTCATCAACAATCGTTAATCTACTATGGCCAATAGGCTATATCGTGTCTACGATTATCCGTACAATATCGAGTTTTGTTTACTCTATTACTCGCACAAAAAGCGAGCCGATAGAATCTGACCCACATAGACAACTCACCCATACAATACCATATGCAATCATTTTAGGCGTAATTACTTACTTCCTTACATCTATACCTGGTGAAGTAACTATCTTTGATAAACAGTTCTCTATTGGTACATTAATTGGTTTAGGTATTATTCTATTCAGTACTCAACTTGCTTTTGCTGGTATATTCAGCAGAGTGTTCAAGAAGTACAAGAATAAGGGTGTTATTGGTAATATCTCAATTATGATAGTGTCTCTTATTATTACACTAAGTATTCTTTATACCTTACCATCAGGTCAATCATTTAGATGGCTTGCTGGCTGTGTAACGTTAGGACATATCATTCATATCCTTGGTGATACGATTACAACTGGTGGTACACCTATAACCTGGCCTCTTAAAATTAAAGGCAAACACTGGTGGATAACCCGTTTATCAAGTATGAAAACAGGTGGTTTCGGTGAATTCCTATTCCAGATTTTATTTATCTGTATCATCGTATTCAGCATAGCCCGACTAAGCGGCTTATTCTAAAATACGTAACAGGCAATTAAATGCCTGTTTTTCTTTGGTTTGGCGAGGCTTGTCAGAATTGAACTGACATTTACGATACCATCTGCCTCATAGAAGGCTCTTCGCCTTCTCGCACTACAACTTTGGTTAGTGCTGTCATGCTAAGTTTCTCTTAGACTTTAACTGGTCTCTTTTATTATTAGAGAGGAGGGGTGAGGTGATACCCCTCTATTCAGTATTATACAACTTTTTTGCTCCCTAAAGGTAAGTTTTTTCTTACTTACTACTGTTTATATCAACTTTTTTGAGTTTTTTGATACCGAAGGCACTTAGAACTGATGTTGCTACTAAGCCTAATACACCGAAGTCGTTAGTCGCTTCTTTACCTGCCTTCTTAAAGATATGGACATTGTCGCCGTTCGGTTTTGTTTCAGTGCGAACGTAAACGTAGCCTGCGATATCTCCATGAGGTTGAATGCCTTTATCGTTAGGTTTTAGTGTCTTACCACCTTCGTCTTGCCATGAAGTAATGACCTGACGGTAAACATGAGTGATTAACGCTTTTTCTGGTTCTGGAATACTTCTAATGTATTCATAGCCCGGAATTTGCTTTTCATTCTGCTGTCCACGCTCACGTTCTGCAATACGTGATAAATCTTCGTCTACATAATCAGTATGGAATACAGCATAGATATGCTTTGTGTTTCCATGCTCATCTACCTCTGTACGACGGTAACTGTAATCCTTATGAGGTCTCTCTTTATGAGTTCCTTTATCAGTCGGATATACTTCTTCGCCTTCTTCTGTTACATAAGATGTTGTAACTGCCTTAAACTTATGGATTACATCACCTGTAGGTGTTGTTTCAGTTTCAACGAAGTAGTATTCTTTAATATCACCATGCTCTTTAATACCCTTAACTTTGTCTTTTAGACTTTCTTTCGTATCAATATCAATCCATGATGTAGTGTGCTGTCTGAATACATGTGTTACGTTTTCTAATGTATCTTCATCACTACGAACAAAACTATAACCATCAATGTCACCATGTTCTTTTGTAGTATCGTCAGTAACAGGTGTCTTTAATTCGTTACCGTCTTCATCTACCCACTTAGTTGTAACAGGTTTTAGACGATAGGCACGATTATAATGTATGGTTCTATCGACATTGATATCCTCAGGCTTGACTGGCTCTGTTGGTGCCTCACCAGGTGCTGTTGGTGCAACAGGCTCTGTAATTGTGTTTAATGTAGGAGCCTCAGGAGCAGTTGGTTCAGGCAATGCATCAGGCACTGGTGTATACTCTGGCTCGTCAGGAATCTTCTCATAATCAGGAGTTGGTGGTAATGGATAAGTGTCATCTGTAATCTTTTCAGGCTTTTCCTTAAACAAGATATTACGTGAGTTTAAGTCTAATCCCCCACCTGCACCACTCCAAGATGCTGTTAGTGTGTTCCCACTAAAGATACCAATAGTTTGTGCTAAAGGTGTTGAATTGTTGTTACCAACAGTCGTTGGGTCGCCAGGTATTTGACCGTGGTTAGCATTTGCATAGTGTTCATCACCGAATGTCCATGCTGTCTTTTCGCCCATCTGCTGAACTCTAGCATAGCCATGTGTTCCTTCTTGCCATCCCTTAGCCTTATCGCTAGGTGTCATAGGTACAATAGAACTTACTTTATCGTTAGATGCAATACCAAGGTTTTCACCTGCTTCAATATCACCGATACCAAACATACGAACCAAGTTCATAGGCTGACCTGTAGCCTCATCGTAGAATTGATATGTTGCTCTTGCTCCATCCTCGAAACCACCCATAGAGCCGTCTTTCTTGAATGTGTAAACGCCACTTGCACGTGACTGGTGCCACTTACCAACTGTTACATGAGCAGAGATAGTCTTACCACTTTCAGTAGTACCAAGATTATGCAAGTCGAATTGTAAGAAGTTATCGACTACTTGACCTTGTGCTACCAACTTATAGTTATGACCGTACTGGTTATCATATTCTGATACACGACTGTCCTTATAAGTAACATTCATTGTAGTCTTATTAGTAATACCAATATCACCTAATGAATACTCATAACCAAGTTCTTTTAGTTTACCCTTATTATACATCGTAAATACGCCTGCATAATATTTACTAGGGTTGGCATTACCATAGTTATGGAAGTCCATTTGAGATGCATCAGGTGTTCCCATTACAGCAGATTGATTATTCGCAATCCACCAGTTCTTATACGCTACTGATTCACCCTTATCAGTATAACCGTAAGTCTCATCATACTTACCACGTAATTCAATACCCCTATCAGCGAAGTTAAGTAGAGATGGGTTATCAGCCATAAACTGTTCGTACTCACTAATCTTGCGTTCGTTTTCTTCAATCGCATCTGTACGTACCTGAACTGCTCTATCGTACTCGCTCTTCTTAGTAGCGTTACGTGCCTCTACCCCAGCCTTGTCAGCCAGATAAGCGTTCTTTTTATCTTCGTTTTCTTTCTTAATACGCTTAATGTCAGCAACGTTCTGGTTATAAGCGGCCAAGTCGTTGTCATACTGTGCCTTCTTGGCGTTGTATTCAGCGGTCTTACGCTCGTTCTCTGCCTTTAATTCTTCGTTACGTGCAATATCAGCATCGTACTGGGCTTTCTTTTCGTTATAGATACGAACCATCTCATCATAACTAATCTTGGCTGCCTTGTAATCCTCGACTGCCTTGGCATAATCAGCCATATCCTTAGCGTACTTAGTTCTAATAGCCTCTACTTCTTTAATAGCCTCTTTCATCGTAGCAACTTGGGTACGTAAGTCACCATCTTTTACAGGACTATCCTCTACCAGAGTATACGCACCATCAGCCTTCATTTTTTCAAGCAACGCAGAGAACTCCGCATCCTCGATAAACTCTGCTCGTGGTCGTTCCCACTCTTCTTGAGCCATAACTGTTGTAATAGCAGGCATGCCGATAGCAACTGCCCCGAGGCCCACACTCACAACTCTATGGCCTAATTTAATTAGTTTAAACTTTTCTCTCATTTATCCTTTACCTTTCTATTCACTACTGTACAATCGGTGTAATTATCTAGTCTTAACATTTGGTATAACTACCAGTACCGGTTCCAATTAATGAATTAGT